GAGGAGGGCGTTTTTCGCTTAAGAGCTCTACTGTTTCTTTGGAGATTGCAGCTGGTCTCATGGAACATGAGGATAGAAGTGCCTTTGTGATGCCAAAGATTGGAAAAGACATTGGCGAGGGTGTCTTTGAACAGATGCTCTGGGCGCTCGATAAGCTCGGTATACGCGATGAGTGGACCGCTTCCAAGAGCCCCTATAAGCTCACCAGGCACACTACAGGGCAAGTAATCACCTTCCGTGGCGGCGACCGTACACAAAAGACCAAAGCCATCAAAGCGCCAAACGGAACGTATTACGCCTATCAATGGTTTTCTGAGGTGGATCAGTTCGACGGCTGGGGTGAGCTTAGAGTGGTTATGCAGTCCGTCACAAGAGACGCGCCTGAAGGCTCTGTGTACTTCCGTTTCTTTGACCACAATCCCCCACGCTCAAGAGACGCCTGGGTAAACCAGCACATCGTTTGATTACCAGTCAGAATGACACTGCTCCAAAACACTCGAGGCAGCGATACTACGAGCCGTCGCGGGAGGTGCTCGAGGCGGGGGCGGACCGCCTCGCCGGGATAGCCGAGAACCAACGGCGGCTGAGGATGGTGGCCTGAGGGGGACGGTTGCGAATTTACACACTGATTCGGACTTGACCCCAGGATCCTACGCAGGAGGACGCCAACTGGGCGTTTGTAAGACTGGGATAGAGCCGCAGGCCTCCGGAAGCCTTCGACAAGATACCTCCAGTCCCAAACGAATACCTTTTGCACACGATCTCAAACACGAACGTCTGTCCTGGCCTAAAGGACTGGAAGAACCCTTGTCCGTTACTTCTTCTTACGACGGAACAGCGACTTCAGGTCGATGGAGACCTCCTTCTCGGTACCGACTGTCTTGCCCTTCACGACCTCCTTGTCGAAGAGGTTGACACCGACTTTGCCGTCGGTAGTCATCTCCACCTTTGTTGGATCATGCATCTCGACGGTCGTGGTCCCATCATCGTTCTGGGTTACCTTGTCGACAACTTTCCGCCTTCCAAACAGCATGTCTTCTCCTCACGCATGTCCTTGCCTGTTGCAGTTCACATCCCCGCTGGCAAGATGCCGGGGACAGTTTGATTACCAGTCATAATCAGATAATTTGCATAATAGCAGGTAGATTGATTGTTATTTCGTTTTATGTCCTAAAATGTCCTAATTGCTTATGATCTTTTTTGCACGGTATTTCATCCAAGCAGTAGCTACGATATCAGCGAATTGCTGCCATTGAGGGCGGTCGTAGTGAATTTCTCCTACATTCTTTCCGGCATGCCCCATCATCTTTTCAACCATGTCTTCATCGATCCCAAGTTCCCATCTATATATGGTCCGCCAAGAATTGCGGAGATTGCCGGTCGGAATGTATTTTAGACCGCATTTTTGCAGGTCTTTTTTCCAAGACGTACGAAAGACAGGTTGTCCTATTGGTTGACCGTACCCTTTGTCTGAAAGCCACTGATTCTCTATGTCTAAAATATCTAATGACCAAGGTTCGGGGATTATCACAGGACGCCTACTCTGTGGATTTTTAAGAGTAGATAAAACGTTGCCAGAGTTGTCTACCTGACGTTCAATGTTGACGATGGCAAGTGTCATATCTTCGTGCCTGTAAGCGCTCACATCGTCAGAGCGTACTCCCAACGCTTCACCAACCCTGCATGATCCGATTCCACATAAGACAGCGGCAGGATAGGCAACAGAGCCTTTTAGGGCTGTTAGGACACTCTCAAGCTCAGAGAGCGAGTAAACAGTTTTATCTCGTGCTGTTTTCTGCCGAGGAAGCCTATAGGAAGCGCTAGCTGGATTAGCAGATATAATCTCAAATAATACGCACTTGTCTAAAATTTGTTTCAGCACTCTCAAAGACGAAGAAGCAATATCGTAAGTCATGGTAGGCAACCATTCCTGAATACCTAGAGGCCTGATTGTTGTGATCGGCATATTTCCAAAAACTGGTTCTATATGAACTTTCCACCGGCTCACATAACCTTGATAGGTGTTTTGAGATAAGTCTTTTGAGTCCAGACGCTCTGTGATTTCCGGAAGATACCACGCTTCATAAGCCTGTTTGAGCGTTGGTACAGGCTTGTCTTGGCTGTGTTCTATGCGTCTTTGCGCTAATACTTCATCAGCTTGTTTGCGTGTACCGTAGACGGTCTCGGAGTGTCTTGTATAACCTCTGCCGTCTCCCGTGTCAGCCATATAACGAATCCGGCGCTTACCTTGCCCCATTGATTGATTAGAACCCCATGAAGAGCGTTTCCGTGTCATAATGTATTCACCTTCTGTGTCTAAGTTGTGAAGGTTGCCCCCTGTTGTGTCTTGGCGGACGCAGGGGGCATAGTTTTATTTGCGCTCCATTTTTATGGTCTTGGTCGTCCCCATGGCCGTGAAATCAAAGGAAAGAACGCCGTTTTCATACTTAAAGTCCTTGGTCTTATCCTGAGATCCCATGATCGATTTAGAGAGAGCTTCTGTATCAGCTTCGCTTGTGAAGTTGTACTTATCGTCTGTAGTGTCTGGAGCAGGTATAGTTCCCTGCCAGTAGAGCATCTTGGTATCTTCTTTGACGCTAACAAGATAGATAGTGATAGTTCCGTCCTTAATCTCTGCTTCCATAGTAGAGGTCGCTGGATCGGCGGAATTGGTGGCCTGCCAGGTGCCGTCAAGACTCAAAGGCTGCTTTTGTTCTTGCTTCTGCTCTGGTGCTGTAGACCCCTGATTAGAACTTGTTGGTGCGCCGCCACAAGCTCCTAATGTAAGGGCTAAAGCTGCTCCTGCGACTGCTACAGCAATCTTTTTTGCGTTCATACTTTCTCCTTACTTACGTTACCTAACACCTACTCTTGTCTTACAACACAGAGAGGACAATTACCATGGATAAATACGAGATACATCTTTCTGTCATCATCGTTGAGCTTTCTGCAATCTTTTTCTTGCTGCTTACTAAGCTTTAAGGAATATGGCAGAAGCCAGAAGCTGGAATAGAAAAGCTAATACTGCACCTAAGACAACCAGTAAAACATCATGTAGAAGCTTGCTTTGCTCTGCTTTCTTCTCGCTTAGTCGTTGCTCTTCTAGGCGTTTCTGCTCAGCTTCTTTCTCTTCAAAATAGTGGATAGCTTTAGTAGACAGCTCTACATATCCACCGCCACTTTTATAAAGAGTTACTTTAGACAGCATACCGCTCTCATTAAGCTCATGGAATGCAATAGATTGCGTATTCGTGCAAGATACGTGTCCCGCACTATCCATTTTGCTAATAAGCTCTCTCAGTAACTCTTCTGCTTCCGGAGACATATTTCCTCCCCCTAAATCTCAAAGCCAAACGGGACCATGTACCATACGACTAATTCAGCTCTTCTGCTGCCTGGTACCAAACAACAACACCAAGTAATTTCACAGCTACGCTGATATTCTCTTCACTAAAAACAATGTCTTCATATTCTTCATAGCTATCAGCGGTGAGCATAAGTGTCTGAGAGCCTTTGTACCAACGCCTAATAATTGCTTGATAATCTTCTGTTTCCACAACTGCTATTGAACCATTAGAAGGCTGTTTACGAGGATCTATAAGCACATGAGAACCTTCTGGAATAACTTTATTCATGCAGTTACCCTCGACTGTCAAAACAAAACAGCCAGGATGATTGTTAGCAACGTCGGCCGGTATGCAAACGTCTCTGTCAGTTTGTTCTTCGTCTTCAAAAACACCAGCATGAACTTTGCCTATAGCCTTTAACGGGGCATATGCTTTTCCTGTAGATATGGCTCTTTTAGACCCTGGAACGAATGGATACAACACTTCGTCCATTCCGTTATCTTCTATAAGATTGCTCTTAGTGATTTTGAAGTAATCCGCCATTTTTTGGATTGCTCCCATGCGTGGCTCAGAAAAACCGCCTTCCCATTGAGATACAGCACCTCTGGAGACGCCAGCAATATCGGCTAGTTGCTCTTGAGTTATCTGATATTTATCACGGAGCTTAATTATGTTTTCCCTGATAGCCACAGTCGTTCTCCTTCTGTGTTAGATTTTTTTTACATTTTACGTTAAAATTACTTGACACGCAACGATAGTTTAACTAGCATACTAAACATGCCATAAGCAACTAAAAGGAGGTGTAAAAATGAGAGGTAATGAGTCTTTGCTTGAAGCGCGTAAAAACGCAGGTATAACTCAGCAAGAAATAGCTGATGAGCTCGGAATTACGCGCCAAACTTATATGAAGATTGAAGAAAACCCCTCTGTCGCTACGGTGCTTCAAGCAAAGCGTATATGCAACATCTTGAGCCGTAGTTATGAGAGTATTTTTTTCGGTCGAAGTGCTAGTTTAACTAGCACTCAAAGCCACTAATCACTACCGCACCTTGAAAACCGAATAGACAGCACAGCGTCCGGCAGGGGACTGAAAAGCGTAAGGCGTTCCGGCGTGATGGCTGCGATTTGGCGGGTTTCTCGGCATCTTGCGAGATGTAGCCGTAAGAACAACCGCAACAGTATCTATTCCCTATCAGTAAAGGAGGTCTATTGAGATATATCAGTTTATTTAGTGGTATAGAGTCCGTATCATGTGCCTGGGAACCTTTAGGATTCCAGCCACTTGCATTTAGTGAAATCGATAAGTACGCATCTGCGGTACTCGCCACCCATTACCCACATATTCTAAACCTCGGAGACATTACTAAAGTTGATTGGAGTAGTTATCATGGCAAAGCCGATATCGTCGTTGGCGGAAGTCCTTGCCAGTCCTTTAGCGTCGCTGGAAAGCGAGAAGGACTTCGTGGAGCGTCAGGACTCATGTATGAGTACATTAGAACTGTACGAGAAGTCCGTCCTCGATGGTTGTTGTGGGAGAACGTCCCGGGCGTCTTCTCGTCCGGCGGCGGGGAAGATTACAGATGCTTGCTCAAGGAGTTGGGCAACCTCGGGTATTGTCTCGCATGGCGTGTATTGGATGCGCAATTTTTCGGAATACCCCAAAGACGTCGCAGAGTCTTCCTTGTCGGATATCTTGGAGCCGACGCAAGCCGTCCCGCAGAAGTACTTTTTGAGCGCGAAAGCCTGCTCGGGGATACTGCGCCGGTGCGCCAAAGCAGGCAAGATGCCACCGGAACCAATGATACAAGCGCTCAAATCGCAGATACATACACGCTAAAAGTAAGACAAGGTACCGGCAATGGCGGCAAAGGAGCTCTTGTGCATAAAGATATGCTCTCAACGCTCAATGCGTCGTATAAGCCTGTACTCTTTTGTCGCGCTGGAAACCATGCTAAAGCTGGATGTCATAAGGATATAGCGCCGACACTAAGCGCTCATGCTGCTAAAGAGCCGCCACTTATATCACTCATGCCACCACGCCATCTGACACCGCTTGAATGCGAGCGCCTGCAAGGCTTTCCCGATGGATGGACGGCCGTCACGGGACCTGATGGCAAGCCGCTAAGCGACACACGCCGCTACAAGATGCTCGGCAATTCTATGGCCGTGCCAGTCATGAGATGGACTGGATCAAGGATTTTGCGAAGTGACATATAAAAGTTTGCCCTCACACTGCACCACCAGCGCGAGGGCTTGCCCAGAAAGGTGTCCCCCTATGGACAGACCCATTATATCAACCAAGGTTAAGGCTTGTATCGTCAATGCCTATGCGATTCTCGCACTGACCGGAGCCTTATTTATTGGTGTTTTCTTTGTTTTTGACAAATTCGGCGTATTTGGCTTTATCGGCTTTGTTCTTATTTCCGCGATTGTCTGGAGGTGGTCAAAAGATGTCGAGCGAGCAGAAAGAAATTACTGCAGACGTAAGCGTACTCGCCAAGCTCTTTGAGAAGTTCATGCTTGCGTCAGCTGAAGCACAGCGCGAGCTTGCGGAGAAGACGGGCACGGTCAACGGCTCTAGATCACTCAATGCCGCAGTGCTTGCAGGGTTTCGTCCACAACTTGCCTACACGATTGCGCAAACCGCCAAGTATTCCGGTATTCCAGGCTCAATGCTAAGAGCAGAACACAAAGCCGGAGCACTTAAGTTCATCAAGCCAGCAGGACAAGAGCGTGGATACATGATCACATGTGAAGAGATGGACCGTTGGCTTACAGAATGCACGAGCTGACATGAAAGAAATACTTGCAGCTTTGACAGCAATCACATGTGTGGTTGCTTTTTCTTTAGCAATTTACTCAGGAAGGAAGTACAAATGAAAAAGAAAGATAGAGAAGCCTTGATAGAGCAGGTGTCGTTTTTGACTGCTCTACAGAAGAAGCTCAAAGAATACCTTGATGCACACAGTGAGAGCTCCCCGCGCTCAGAACTCGATTCCATGGTACGTGATATGTATCAAGGTATGGGCGTTTCAAAGCTTGACCTTAAGGTTCGAGGACAAAAGGTTGGTACCGTGTCCGCTCGGCTCTCCAAGCCGGTACACGAGATAAAGCCGATGATTGAAAACGGTACAGAATTCCTAGATTGGCTCTTAACCTCTGATGGGGGAAAAGATACCCTCTCACGCCTTATTGCACAAAAGCCTGATCTTCTCCTTGAGCTTGCAACAGCCGATGGAGAGTTGCCGGACGGATGCCGGATGGTCGAGCGCGATGTTCCTGAATCGTGGCTCGGGACAACTCTTCGAGTTGACGCTGACAAGGTGGCTAAGGCATACGGCGGCGAGCTTTCAGGAGCCGTGGTCGGTCTTCTTGGAGATGGGAAGTAAATATGACAATTTATCACGCAAGCTGTCGAGACGCTAAGACAGCTGAAGAGTATCTACTTAAATGCTTGTTCAAGGCTGAGGACGAGCGAGACGAAGCAATCGCTTATTGTGACGGCGTGCGAAAAGCCGAGGAAGAGCGTATTAAAGCCGAGAAATAAGCTCAAGAAGAGCTTAAAGAGAAGGCTAAAAACGCCCCTGTGTTTTCCGTGAAGGAGACAAAGACTGTCAAATACAAGGTGGCTCAAGATTACAAGTTTTATGACAAGGATTATGGTCTAGCGGACACTGAGGTGCTTACTAATGCCCTCAGCCTCAATGATGAAGACCTGTACGAATGGGCTTGTAAATCTTATCACGGAGAAAAGTCTTGGCATTCAGTTATACCAATCGAGCGTTCTGAAAAGACATTTGATTATGTGTTTGCATTCTCCAGTGATGATGGTGAGTCTCTATACACATTTATCTCTGATGAATGTTCTCCTGAGAGCTTTGATGAGCTCGTAACGGGCGAAGCGAATACAGGTGTAATTTGTCCAATCTCTAAAGATGCTGAGATTAAAGCCCTCGCAATCGCTGAACTGCGTGAAGCGTTACAGAGAGCCATTTCTCGGCTTTTGAAGAAGGAGCAGCAATGAATATTGAAATAATAGCTAACGATTTGAGCGACAAAGAGATTGTCAAGCTGCACAATTTGGTACGCGAGAATCTTCCTCTGAAAGACCTCGTAAGACCTATTAGCGAAATACAAGGCAAGTCAGTCTTTTTATCCGGTCCCATAACCGGAATAGATGACTACAAGGACAAATTCGTAGATGCAGCAGAAGTTATTAAAGCATTAGGCGCAAATACTGTCTTTAATCCAGCTGCAGAAATACCAGACAACACGGAGCGCGAAGAAGCAATGCGTACATGCACTGACAAGGTCACTACGAGTGATTGTGTAGTAGTGCTTGATGGTTGGGAAAATTCAAAAGGCGCGCTCATCGAATATGTCTTCTCGCGGGCATGCGGCATACCTCACTACGAGCTGAAAGAGCTTATCACCAAGTCAGTCTTACAGCAGATAAAGGAGGACTAATGTCTCACAAAACAGAGTATGACAAGGCACTGCTCAAGTGTATTGAAGAACTGTTTGACATGATATGCACTGTCGCTGTCGCACTTGGTTCACTTGGCTATCTGTCAGAGCAAGAAGGCAAATCATTCAATCGTGCCGCAGGGAAATACAACGCAGTACATATCGACTTGATGCACGAGATGGAAAGTGACTCTGATGACTGAGCGCCAAGAGGTAGCAGCAAAGCTGCGGGAATTGCGGCACAGGACCTACTACCACGAAGAGATTGTTGAGAGCATCTGTGATGCCATCAGCATCGCGGACCCCGTGAACACGTTTCGCGAACCGGAGGACGTCTATGAGTTGCTCGCAGACCTCATAGACCCTACATGTCACGACTTCGGCGGCGAAGAGGGTACTAATGGCGAGGGCTATGACTTTGCATGCTCTGCCTGTGGCTGGTACGGAGATGTGACTGAGCCTAATTACTGCCCCAATTGCGGCGCAAGGGTGGTGAAGCCATGAGAGGAATGAAAAACATTCTACGCTGGAACTACGACAAACAGGCCTATGAACTGTACATGATTCCGAGCACGTGGAGCGTGAAAAGCTACTCAAACGATATGGACGAGATTGTCAACTGTGCTCATTGCGGACGTCCGGTAACTTATGGGAGCTGCTATACGAGCAAGGAAATCCACACAAAGCACGGGTTTGGCTACGCGGTCTGCGGTGAGTGCTACGACAAGGAGCGAGTGCGGGAGAAGGAGTGGAGGAAGCATGAGTGAGAGTTTGCCACCAGCCCTAGACGTGGCCTGTGGCTCAAGGAGCTTTTACTTTGACAAAACAGACGAGCGCGTACTTAAGTGTGACGCACACCCAAGACATCTCACGTTATGCGATGGACGCACACTCGATGTCAGTCCAGATAAGGTAGCTGACTTCCGGGAGCTACCTTTCCCGGACAAAAGTTTTAACCTCGTCATCTTTGACCCGCCGCATTTAGACGTTGGCGCAGGATGGCAAGTCGATAAGTACGGCAGGCTCGACCACGACAACTGGCGCGAAGACTTGGCCAAAGGCTTTAGAGAGTGCCTGCGCGTACTCAAGCCTTACGGAGTGTTGGTATTTAAGTGGTACGAGTACCGCATTCCGCTTAAAGATGTACTGGCACTTTGCCCAGTACGTCCAATTATCGGCAATCGCCGACCCAAGGCGTCTAAGACGCATTGGATACTTTTTATGAGAGAACCAGAGACGCTAAAGCAAGCCGCTTTACCAGCAGGTGACTATATCGACAATCAAACACTCGCACTAGCGACGTAGGGGAGGAATTACGATGACAGAAGGTGAATACATCGTTGGTACCGACGGCAACAGCGGGCATTGGCTCACAGATGAACCAATCGTTAGATGTCGAGATTGCAAGTTTTGGGCAACAGAACATCACTTTTTCGGCGGTTGTGTTGGCAAAGAATTTAACCCAGATGGCTTTTGTTCATGGGGCAAGAGGAAGGAAGACGATAATGAGCGAATACGCAACATATAAGCTCTGGGATGGCTGCAAAGCACCAAACAACTTAGAGTTCAATGGAAGACTTATAGGAGAGCGTGTTGTAGTTGTAAGAGGTAACCATGATGTATGTAATTTGATTGACAATGGCACAGAGCTTTGTTGCTCTAAATGCGACTGGAGATTTGATTACTCAGATGACGCGCAAGAATATGAGTATTGTCCCGGATGTGGCGCTCGTATTGTAGGTGATTCCGATTGAGTAAACAAAAGCAGAAAGGCACAGCATTTGAGCGTATGGTAGTTGAGTACCTTTCCCATGCGCTCAATGCACCAGAGATAGAGCGCCGGACTATCGGCGGAACAAAAGACCGTGGCGACATTGCCGGGGTCTTTTTTCGTGGCCAACGAGTTGTTTTGGAGTGCAAAAACACTACACGTCCAGAGCTGCCTAAGTGGCTCAGAGAGACGGAAGTTGAGCGCATTAACGACAACGCAGAATACGGCTTTGTTGTACACAAACGGCGTGGCTGTGGTGTTGCACAGGCAGGAGAAACATACGTCACCTGCACACTTGAAACACTTGCAGCAATGATTGCCGGAGGACGCGAGTTTCTCCAGGACTAACCAAAAAAAACAAAACCGAATAGAGGTGATATGAAGCCACATCTCACGATTGATGGCAAGGCACCTTCTGCTGACCCTCCGTGGTGGGTGGTTGAGTTCGACAATGTCTGTAAAGGGCTTTTCGTTCGTAATGGCAAAGGGTTTTATGAGGAATTGACGATTGTTAAAGTTCTCTCAAGAAGTCATTTCCCCTTCTCCATACATCCCACCACAAAAGAAGGCGTGACATTTGTTGAGTTCAACTCAATTGTGCTTTTTGCTCCGGAGACGGAAATGAAAGACCTTATGGCAATCATCCGACTCAATAAGAGACATGGTGCCTATTTCCAACAAGTTCCCCAAAAAGAAAAAGAATACCGATTTTAGAAAGGAGGAGAAATGGCTAGAGTTATCGCCATTATGGGTGAGTCAGGCTCAGGCAAAACCACAAGCCTAAGAAATTTAACTCCTGAGAGTACCTTTATTATCGACTCAGACAAGAAGGGACTTTCGTGGCGTGGATGGAAAGGCGATTACAACAAGGATGCTAAAAATTATTTAGTATCTGATGATCCGGAGATAATCCTTAAAACGCTCAAGGTCATAAACGCCAAGTTTACCCATATCCATACGATTGTTGTTGACACAATCAATGGAATTATGGTCGCAGATGAAGCCAGAAGACGCACCGAGAAGAGTTACGACAAGTGGGCTGATTTAGCTTGGTCAATCTATGGGCTTATAGATTACGCCCTTATCATGCGCCCTGATATAACGGTGATTTTTACCGCCCACACCCAAACCGACATGAACGATGCGGGTTATGAGTTTACCCACATCAAGACGAGCGGGCGAAAGCTTGACAAGATTGTCCTTGAGTCCAAGTTTACGACAGTCCTAAATACGCGCTTCAGGGACGGCGAGTACATCTTTGAGACAAGAAGCGCGACCAGTACGGCAAAAGCCCCCTTTGAAGCACTACCCGAGACAATGCCAAATGACATTGTAGATGTAATTAACTCTCTTAACGAATATGAGGGATAGAAGAAAGGAAAGTACTATGAAAGCAATTAAAGGATGGAATGATATCGTAGCAACAAACGGCGGAGGAACGCTGCTTTCCCCTGGCGGATACCTGGCAAAGATTATCCGTGTCAAGGACAAAACGGCAGAGACAAAGCCTTACCTTGAGGTGGTCTACGATATCCTCGCAGAGGATAAGAAGACTTTGCTTTTCAAGGAGGAGTCCAAAGACGAGAAGAACGACTGGAAGCATTCTTTCCGCTTCTATCTCGCCGATGAGTCCGGCTTTGGCCTTGCACGTTACAAGAAGCTTGTTGAAGCCGTTGAAGGCTCACCTCAGAACAAGGGCTTTGCCTATGCCAACAAAGCAGGAGCGGAGCAAACACTTGTTGGTAAATGGGTCGGCTTTGTTGTCCGTGACCGGCTCTATACCAAGCAAGACGGCACCGACGGAAGAGGTCCAGACCTTGCTGGATGCTTTACCACGCAAGAAATTCTAGACAAAAGTTTTCCTGAATCGATGCTTGAAGAGCGAGATACGCGCAAAAAGGCTGAAACAGTCGCAGTACCTGACGCTATCCCCTTCGGAGACGATGCAGCACAGCCTACGGCCGAGGAAACGCCCGCTGTTCCTGATCTCTACGATAGCGACATCCCGTTTTAATAATTGCAGCCTAAGAAAGGAGGTGGCGCGTGGCTGATTACACAGATGGTCAAGGTTGGTCAAAGCTGGATGCAACATCCGCGCGCCACCTGGCACAAGTGATTTCGACCTTTAGAGGAGCATCAAGAGATTCTCGTACTCAGATGCTCCTCTACTGTTTTTCTCAGCTTCAAGGCAATCCGCCATATTTCAGGTGTGGAGTCCGTACTATTGCTAAAGAGTGCGAAGTTACGCCAAGAATTTCTCAGCGATTTTTAGAGTTTTGTGAGCGTGAAGAAATATTTAAGCTTGCCAGCAAAACTAAGAGAGGAGAAACACCAAAAAGAACTTTCTTTTGGCTTGATTCGGAAGATGATAGGTGTAACCAGGAGCGGTTACACCCTGTAACCGTAACCAAGGGAAAAAGGTTACGCCAGTGTAACCAAAACACTGGGAGTTTGGTTACACATCAGATACAGAGTATCAGAGAGGGAGAGAGCTCAAAAAGCGATCTCTCTCCCCGCGCATCCTCCGTCTGCGCTGACGCTCCGACGGATGCGCGGCAGAAAGAACAACCCCCCACCAATAATGAACTTGAAGAAAAAGAACATGGGTTTGTTGATACCAAAGACATCCAACCGGATCCTGACGCTATCGGCGTTCCACAAGACGAGTTCGATAAAGCAGAACAAGAGTTCCAAAAAGCGATTGATGAAGCCCTTGCCAAAAATAGCTTTACCGGAGCGAATAAGGCTGATTTTGCCTGGCGAGATTATCGCCGCTCACACAAGCCAGTCTCAGGTGATGTGTAATGGGCTTTCAAGAATTGCTTAACTTCAGCCATCCCGAGCACAGCTGGGCGGTTGATTGCTATCTTCGGGGTACAAAGCCCTTGCTTACGCATACACATCTTGATGAAGCGCTTGGCGGCGGCCTTATACCAGGACTCACGATTTTGGGTGGTGTGGCATCTGCCGGAAAGTCTTCGCTTGCCGTGCATGTAGCCACAAATGTTGCTGCAACAAGGCGACGTGTAGCGTATTTCACGCTTGATGACACATGGGGAAATATCGTTGCTCGGTCTATAAGTTGCTGGTCTTTTGCCACTCAAGGAGCGAAGTATCAAGACATTGAAATTGTTCCGTTTCGGTGGTCTGACGTCTTAAACCGGACCGATGAGATACCAAAGCTGGATCTTGACCCACTAAAACTCTCGGCATACGCATTCAACATGAGAAAGCAAAACAAAGTCTTGGGCGATGCGGCGGTTTATGAGGATGTAGTGGCTCCTTATTTAGCCATCATTGACTCTGTGGCAACCACAACAGAAATTGAGCAGCTCCTAAAGACTGCGGCAGCAGATGGTGAAGCACCGGAGCTTGTAGTAATCGATTATGTGCAACAGTTTCAAACCGGCTCTTCCGATGTTGACAATAGCGACTATGCAAGAGTCTCTGAGGTTGCAACACGACTCCAGCAAATAGCGCTTTCGATGAATGTTCCGATTCTTGTCCTTTCTTCGCTCAAAAAGATTGATGCCAAAGAAAAAGACGATCCATCACTTGACTGGTTCAGGGGATCTGGCGTTGTTGGCTATGCGTCTTGGGCAGCCGTCATCATTACACGCGGCGAAAAACAGGGGTCGGGATTTCAGGAAATCAAGCTCCATACGGTCAAGAACAAAGCAGGACGCACAGGACAGGTTACAAAATGCCTGCTTAAAGGTCCTTATTCCTATATCAGCGATTTTTATTAGCGAGGTGATACACATTGCCTGAACAGGTTGATTTTCTTCTATGCCCATTCACAGGCTCTAGGTGCAACGCTAGATGCGCTTTAGCCTTATCACTCGATGGCAAGCGTGTTTGTGGCTTAAATGCGATTCTGTCGCGCTACAGCGGCAATATTGAGCCTGTCTGTGTTGCTCCTGCGCACAGTTCCAAAGAAACAAAGAGAGAGAAGATTCGAGAGAGAATCTCGTATATTCAGGAGCATCCGGATGAATTTCCGATAATCCCCGATTTTTCAATACCGAAAGAAGGTTAGATATGGCTTCTCACTATCCGTATGCTGACGTAAAAGAGCACGACCTTTATCCCAATCATTGGTGCCGTTTTATACCGGATACAGGAGACGCTGGCACATGGTGGGAGTGTTCTGCGTGTAAATGTGCAATAGACGATTCTCTGTATCAAGAGCTTTTAGTTGATGAACTCCTTGAGTTCTGTCCGGCTTGTGGAGCCAAGGTGATAGACAATGATCAATGAGTGTCTCCTTTTTGATGGCAGAGACAGCGTTACTTCTCTTTGAAAATTGAACATGGCAAAAAGAGAGGAGTAAACGTGTGTTTTGAAGAAGGCTCAAATAGGACAAGTTGTGACAGTTCTTTTAACTTCATTAAATCTCCATATAAGCCGTGGACTCATAGCGAGCTTAAAGTGTTGTGGGAATATCCCGACCTCACCGCAGAGGACTTGGCGGACATTCTTGATGGCAGAACTCCTCAAGCGATACGTAAAGCACGTCAGAGATATGGGCGCTATAACGCATATGAGATTCCTCTTTGCCAAAAGTGCCACGAGCACCCTGTCGATGTTGCAACTCCCAGGGCGGCCAGACTCGGCCTTTGCAGCGAGTGTTTCATCAAGGAAGAGACATGGAGAATCGAGCATGCCAAAGAGATCAAGCGGAAGAAGAATGCGCTTCGCCAACGTCGTTTCAAAGCACGTCATAAGCGTAAGTGAGTGCGCATACTCAAATCATGAAGACGCAACCACTGAAAAATCCGAAGTATGAAGCCTATGTGCAGGAACGCCTGAGCGGTAAAACACAACGTCAGGCGATGCTTTCGGCATATCCAACGCGCAAAAAGTGGAAGCCGGAGACGGTGGATCGTGAAGCGTCAAAGCTGGAAAAGCGTCCCGATGTTAACGCGAGGTTGGAAGACCTGAAAGAGCGAACATCCAAGCGCGTCACGATAACCCGCGCTCAAGTGCTTAACGGTATGAGTGATACTTTCATGCGTGCTCGCTCGTCAATTGTCGCAGATGGTGTCTCACAGACTGCAGTCACGGCAATATCGAGCATCGGAAGAACACTTCTCGATGCAATCCCAGAAAATACAACAGACAATAAGCTGCCGTTTGTGGCAGACTTCGCCCTTCTCTTAGCCCCTCCTTTCCTTGCTCTGCATCGGGCCATTGCGGCAGATGCAGGCGGTGAGTGGTGGTTGAGAGGAGGGCGTTTTTCGCTTAAGAGCTCTACTGTTTCACTTGAGATAGTCGACGGCCTTATGAAACACGAAGACAGAAGCGCTTTTGTGATGCCAAAGATTGGGAAAGACATTGGCGAGGGCGTCTTTGAACAGATGCTCTGGGCGCTCGATAAGCTCGGTGTACGTGATGAGTGGACCGCTTCCAAGAGCCCCTATAAGCTCACCAGGCACGCTACAGGGCAAGTAATCACCTTCCGTGGTGGCGATAGAACCCAGAAGACCAAAGCTATCAAAGCGCCAAACGGAACGTACTACGCTTATCAGTGGTTCTCTGAGGTAGATCAGTTCGACGGCTGGGGCGAGCTCAGAGTGGTTATGCAATCAGTCACAAGAGATGCGCCTGAAGGATCTGTATACTTCCGCTTCTTCGACCACAACCCGCCACGATCAAGAGATGCCTGGGTAAACCAACACATCAAAGCCATTAAGGCAGACCATAAAGAGCGAGTCATTGAGTCAAGCTATCTCGATGTACCGCACGAGTGGATACCGGAACAGGTACGGCGCGACGCTGAGGACTTAAAAGAGCTTGACGAGGAAGCATATCGCCATGAGTGGCTTGGCGAAGAAGTCGGCTATGGCTCTGAGGTCTTTACCCGTATTGAAGTGCGAGACATTACACACCAAGAGCGAAGAGAGCTTGAATACCGGTGTTATGGTGTTGACTGGGGCTTTAGCCAAGACCCATTCGCCTGGGTAAAGATTGCCTATGATACGAAGACACGCACGCTCTACATCCTCGATGAGTTCGTCAAGTGCGGACTTTCAAACCAAGAGTCGGCTGAAGTGGTAAGCCAGAGGATGCACAGCACGCTTGAGGATGATGACGGCGTCTATGAGGACGCAGAACCGTATGCGGTCGTGTGGTGCGACTCAGCAGAGCCAAAGAGTATTGCTGACTTTAAGGCCAATGGAATTGACGCACGCCCGGCACTTAAGACCGGCGCCCATAACATCAGAAACTCTATCAAGTGGCTACAGTTCCGGAAGAAAATTGTAATTGACGCTAAGTGTACCGTCGCAGCGCGTGAGTTTGCCAACTACTCCTATGTGATGACCAAAGACGGACAGCTTACAGGACAGCTCCCCGATGCAGACAACCACACTATAGACGCTGTTCGTTATGCGTGTATGACCCTTATCAATGACAGGAGTTTGACGTAAGGGAGTATGCGTGGATAACAAGCTGAAGATGGCAAAACCTGAGTGGGCCGTAAAGTATTTGCGTGGTATGAACTATACCCCTGATACCTCAATGGATAAGCTTCAAGAGCTCTGGTGGGGCTGGTACATTCGAGACAACGACTACTACAAACAGCCATACGTTATAAACGATAACTCGCAAAGCTATGATCGTCTTTCCATGCGTCCCGCGTCCATGGTGGCAGAAGAGATTCCCAGCCTTGTCATGAACGAAGGTACGATCCTTTCAAGTACTGATAAAGATGTCAGCGCATGGCTTGAGCGCACGATACCTGACTTTGTGGACGAGCAAGCGGAGTTCATGAGTAATGTCTTTGCGCTTGGCTCCGGTGCGTGGGTGGCCGACTTTACCGGCACACAAGGTAGCGTTGTGACTACCGTCCGCCGTATGAATGCCTGGCAAGTAATACCTCTCATTGGTGATGGATGCGCGTTTGTCTCTAAGGTCAGTGTTTCCGGTAAGCGTTATGATCAGCTTCAGATTCGTACACTCTCAAGAAAAACCGGTACCGAAGTAATAGAGACACTGCTCTTTGACCCAAAGGGAAGCCACCGCCGTGTGATAGAGCTTGACGAAGTAACCCGCATACTTGACACCGGACAGACACTTCCCACTTACGCTATCGTCAAGCCTGCTAAGTACAACACACATGACGAGCTCACGCCATTAGGCGCATCGCTTCTTGAGGATATTTGCGACACGTGCCGACTCGTTGATGAGGTATTCAATCAGCTGTATTGGCAGGTTAAGGTATCTCTACCGAAGACGATTGTTGACGAGCAGGCACTGGTTAGAGACTCAAAAACCGGAAAGCCCATCTTTGCCGAGACTATGAACCAGTTGATGTTTGCTCCCATCAAAAGCGGTGTTGGAATTGATGTGCCGGTTACGGTCTACAATCCCGATACACACATTGACGATATGGTGACTGCCATAAACAACGCACTTGGTATCTTGGGACAACGCACCGGCTTTGGTGCCGGATATTGGTCGTTCACGCTTGGGCAAGGGCTCAAGACGGCAACTGAGGTTGTAAGCGCAAACTCTCAGCTTATGCGCACCATCAGGCGTCATGAGCACGCTATAGAAAACTCCGTGCGTGATCTTGTGCAAGGTGCCTACTCAGCAGAATGTGCGCTTAATGGACACTTAGTCACAGAGCCAATACCGGTTGATATCCTCTGGGACGACTCGGTTATTACTGATGACAAGGCCGACCGCGACATGATGAAAGATGACATTGCGCGTGGTCTCTGTCCTAAGTGGAAATACCTCACCAAATACCAGGGTATGAGCGAAAAAGAAGCCAAGACATACACCGGTGAGACTAGCGGAGTAGCGCTTGATGTTGAGCTTGGCGAGTAGCTATGAACCCCACAGAGGAGATTGCTGCACGTCTTGTTGGAGGGGCGCAAGCGGCATACGTTCGCGAGCTCTCGTATTTCTTTTTGCATCTCTTCGGCGAGGTTGTGCGCACCAATGGTGCTGTCCTCAAAGGTCAAGAAATAGCGGACTTTGACCGGTTGGCGAGGATATCAAGAGAAGAAGCGCTTGGCATCTATTACAAGTATCGCCCTTACATCGAAAAGCAGACACGAGAGACACTTAAAAGGTCGCTCAAAGCTACTGACGACATCCTTATAGGGCAGTTTATACGTGTCTTGGGTAAGCGCAGCCACATGACTAATTTAGCGACTCTCATAGGCTCTCAGACGGCACAGGGACTATATGAGGTGATAAACCGTCAGAATATCGCACTTGCAGAGCAGCAGGAAGCACTGTGGTATGAGGTGACGGCAGAAGCAATCGCACGGCATCAAGCTGGAGAGCCAACGCGAGCAGTTATGGAGCGTGGCGTTACAAGGCTTGCCAACTCAGGACTAGAAACGATCGACTACATCAGTGGTACTAAAACAACCATTGACGCAGCTTTAAGACGCCACATTGTCTCCCAGGCTAACCAAGCAAGAAACCGCCTACTTATGCAGCGTATGGATGAGTGGGAATGGGACTTAGTCTTCGTTGATGCTCACTTTGGGGCGCGTCCCACACATGCCGTGTGGCAAGGCAAAGTGTATTCAAGAAGTGGCAGAAGCACTGAGTATCCACCGCTCGTTGAATCAACCGGATACGGCACGGTAACAGGGCTGTGCGGAGCAAACTGTGTAGTTGGTGATACAAAAGTGTCAGGACCTTATGCTTCTGCGGCTTATCGGCGTAAGTATTCCGGGCAAATTGTCACTATACGAACAGCGCTCGGTCATAACCTTACCGTCACCCCAAATCACCCAATACTTACCCTTCAAGGATGGGTTGCTGCTAGCCAGCTTAAAAAGGGAGACTATGTATTCAGCCGCGTTAATCGTGACAGGATGCCACTTGGTGTTAGACCAGACAAGTACGAGTGTGAACCCACTATCAAGCAGGAGTTTGATTCTCTTAGGGATACGTTCGGCATTAGGGCCTTTCTTGGGTCTTCCGCTAACTTCCACAACGATGGAATCGCCAATCAAAATGTCGACGTTGTATTTGTCAATAGCAGCTTGGTAGACAACGTCAAGACCAAAAGATTCAAGCATACTCCCAAGCCTGCTCTCTTCGATGCTTCCAGGCTTTCCGATTGCAGCCTTGGTCTTGGCTCTTTTGCAAAGGTCAGTATGCGTTTTTCTACTACCTCTTACAGCATCTTGCGCATGTTTACAAAGAGCCCTTCTCTCTTCCAGAGAACATCTCGCCATTCTAGTTTTGGTAGCCATTCGTCTATCTTGCGGGAGAACTCCTCGTTCCTTAAGTCTATTAGTAATTGTCGTTTGGGAAACACCAAGCTGCTCAGCAATAACAGTTTTATTGAACCCTTTATTCCAAAGATCAACGACACGTTCGATATCAACACTCTTCTTACGTCTATCGGTCTTCAAGCCAAGAGCTTTGAGTTCGCTGGCGATAATCCTATCCCGGCATCTGAAATGCTTCCTCATGGTCCTGATAGAAGCTCCTTCATTGTAGAGCCTGACAAGATCGTCGGTATTGATATTAGGATGTGGTCTGGGCATGTATACAACCTTTCAACGCAAAATGCATGGTATTTTGCAAATTCCATTGTAACACATAACTGCTACCACAACATGGCGCCTTATGTCCCCGGGCTATCTCAGCTTCCGGATACTGATTTTGCTGATCAAGAAAAGCTTGTCGGTATGACCAGTGATGAGTACTACGCAGCCACACAAAAACAACGTAGATATGAGCGCTATATCAGAAACAAAAAGCGCGAGATTGTTTCTTTTCAAGAAGCAGGACTTGACGCTACTAAGCAGCGCCTGCAACTCGGGACGGCGCAAGATAAGCTCAAGCAATGGGTAGCTGATAACCACCTGAGACGCGACTATCAAAGAGAGCGTGCCTGGGCGGTTGACATGCAACCAAGGGCGCTATATGTCGCTAAATCGTATACAGCAAGAGCAATAACGACAGGAGAGGAGTTTGTAAACAACAATTGGCTGTTTTCGCAAGAATATGCGGTTCTTGCTGATAAAGAAGGAAACGTTGTTTCAGAAGTATTCAAAGGCGAAAAGAGAAACGTCCTTATAACACTGCCAGACGGCTATGAATGGGAAGATCTTCAGGTTTTTCATACCCATCCGTTCAAGTTTGGAGGTACATTTTCTGTCGGTAAAGACACAAGCGGTGACATACGACACGTTACGGCTGAGAACCTTATCGGAGATACAGCAGTGTGTAATGAGGGAGCCTACTACATCAGAAGAACTAAATCGTCACGACCAAAAGCGTTTTATAAGGCTGCTAGAGAAGCTGAACTATCAATTGATGAAGAAGCAAGTGATTTAATTACCAACAAACTAATAGACAAAGGTATAACCCTATACAACGGACAGATAACTTATTCGGATTATTACGAGCTGATAAGGATTAAAAAAGCAGAGATGATGCACGAGTGGTTCTCTAAAAATGCTAAAATATATGGGTACGAATATTGGTTTGAACCGTCAGGGAGGGTGTAAATGAGCAAGAACACATATACAGCAACACCCATTATAGCTGGTCCTCCATCTGACAAAAGCCTTGAAAATGTTGCTAGGAAACACAACGTTAGCGTAGCTTTTGTAGCAAGAAACTTTTTACCTGATAAAGAGTTTGAAAAATGGCTTAAACGCCATCCCGAATATAGCAACTCTAAAGCCCTGATGTAGTCAGGGCTTTCCCTTTTAGCCGTTAACACTCATAGACAATTCTTTCAGTGCAGGAAAAGGACCTGCAAAGGCTGAAAGGATTGGTTTTATGCCAAGCAAATTGACTGAAGGTGTGGACGAGGAGACAAAGCCGAAAGGCACTGTTCCCCAAGACCCCAAACCTGATGATCAGCCCCAAGACCCCAAAGATGGCGAGGAAGACAATTCCCAAGACCCAAACGAGGGCGAGGGCGCAAGCGAAGAGACAGACGCAAAACCCACAGAAAACGTCAATGTCCACAAGCTAGAGCGCGATCTTGCCAATCGCGAGAAGCGCATCAAAGAGCTGGAAGCAGAGCTTGCAGAGTCTAAGGAGCTAATGGCTTCTTCTGACGAGCGCATCTCCGCCATTGAAAAACAGCTTAAAGACGCAGCGGACGCCAAGACAAAAGCGGAAGCTGAGTCGGTACTTACCGGTGCCGGATGTGTTGATCTTGAGCTGGGACGTATGGCGCTCGATGCTCTGGACGGAGACATTGAAAAGCTTAAAGAAGCAAAGCCTTTCCTTTTCAAGTCTGAAGACGCACCGAAGAATATCAACACCTCCGGAAAACCGGCAGGTAGTTCTTCTGGCGGCGTCGCTATGAACATCCACGAAGGATTGAAAGGACGATAAATGATTACACTTGCCGATTTGGCCACAAACTCCGGCGACAAGCTTGTTCAAGGCTTTATCAATGAGCTTGTGACCGACAACTACTTGCTCGGAGCTCTCACCTTTGATGACTGCATGACCGCTACCGGCACATCTGATTTGGTTTACAGCTATAAGCGCGTCAAGACTCCTGCTTCTGCTGCTTTCCGTGCGCTTAACGATGAGCCTGTCGTGTCTGAGCCCGCTGTCAAGCGCAAAAAGACGCAGCTTGGCATTCTTGGCTCTACGTTCTCTATGGACCGTGTGGCCAAGGCCGCAGCTGAAGACCTCTACGAGATGCGCCTTGAGGAAGCAAAGAATGCGGTTATCCGCAAGTTCAACGCTACCGTCATTAACGGCGATATCACTAAGGACACCAACAGCTTTGACGGTATCGCTAAGGCGGTTAAGGGCACGAGTACCGAGGTGACCTCCAAGACCGATATCAAGGTCACGACCAAAGAAGCCGCCCTTGCTTACTTGGAGGAACTTGACGGCATGCTTTCCGCCATGACACGCACGCCTGACGTACTGCTTATGAGTGCCGCTCAGCGTGTGAAGCTGAACGCCCTTCTTCGTGTCGTTGGTCTTGCCACTGAGACCAAGGAAGGTGCAGGCAACCCTGTACAGACCTATAACGGCATTGCCATTCAGGAAATGCGCGACGGCTGTATTGCAACCGCTGATATCTTTGCGCTTTGCCTTGGCATTGACGAGTTTCACGGCGTCACTTTGGGCGGCGGGAATGCGCTCACTGTATCTCTTCCCGACTGGACCACTCCGGGCGCGGTTAAGAATTTGGACGTGGAGTTTGTCTGCGGTGTCGCGCTTAAGGCCACCAAGGCCGCTGGTGTTCTGCATCCGAAGGCGGGCTAATGGCCACTCCGAGCCTGACATACGACTTTTACAGAGACACCTATCACGGGACTATGGACGAGAGCGACTTTACGGCCGCTCTCGTCAAAGCACGTGCGGTCCTTGTTTCTATGACGGGAGAAGAGATACCGGAGCAGCACGCTGAGAAGTGGAAACTCGCTCTCTCTGCTCTTTGTGAGCGTGTGTCCGGCAAAGATACGCAAGGCACGCTTAAAAGTGAAACAGTAGGTTCTGTGAGCTTTACTTATGCTGATCGTATCGCTGAGATAGACGATCTTTCTGTTGTCTATCCTTTCCTTGTCGGTACGGGTCTTTTGTGGCGAGGTGTCCGATGATTGCTTACGATACCGTCACTTTTTGGCGCAAACGCGACAGCACCTTTTCACGTGTTGTTATGTCGGGCGTTCACGTGGAGAAGAAGCGCGGCAATACGGCCGATACTGTCGGCTCGAACCATGCAGATGCGCTCAAAGCGTGGTTCTTTAAGGATCCTGTTCTTCGTCCCGGAGACTTCATTGTAACGGGCGCGAAAGACAGCGAGAGGCCGCCTGCCGACGCATTTATGGTGAGGTCGGTAAACCCTTATTCAGTGCGTTTCAAGACGCATCATGTGGAGGTGGAAGCAAGATGAAGATGCGTGTTGTTTCGGCAAATGTTGCACCGGCAAAAGAGAAGGTTTCTGCTCTTTGCCAGCGTGCTTTAGGCATTACGGCAGAAAATGTACTTGCTGATTGCAAGTCGTATGTACCGTATGACTCAGGCGCGCTTCAGGGTTCTGGAACGACACGTCAAACAGGCAGCTCAGCTTTCGTTGAATGGGGCGGCGGAGACGCAGCGGCATACGCCCGTATTCAGTACTTCTCGCCCCACAATCACCAAACCACGCAAAACGCTCTTCATGCCCCTAATGCCTGTGACCACTGGTTTGACAGGTGCAAAGGTGTAAGAGGTAGCGCGTGGACGAAGATGTTTTCAAAACTCATGAAAGGTTGGTAGAAATGGCAGACGTTGCAGAAGCAACCACTAACTGGGTGAAAGAAGTTCTTAAGGATGTTGATGTGGAATATGGTCAATATCCCGAAACAGAGCACGCACAGACCGCAGGCGTTCGCGCCATGGTCAAAGCTGCTCCGGGAGAACCTTGGATTCGCCGCTACAGATCAGGCGGCGGCGTCAAACAATTCCCATATGAGGTATATCTGCAAACACGCCCGCTCAATGAGGGCGAGCGTGTAGACGGCCTTGCCATGCTAAGACGCTTACAAGCCGCTATTGAGCGCGGTGGTGGACCAAACGTTGGCTTTGTTCTTTGGGCTCACGATGTCACCACCTTGCCATCTCCGATCAGTATCGGCGAGAACGGCGTCACTACCTATCAGCTCATTGCAGTATTTACGTACAAGGTTGACTAGCCTTGTTAAGAAAGGAGGGCATTATGCCCGAGCCAGCAAAGCAAGAGACAACTACTACTCGCTCCCCTGTCTCTATCTATGAGATTCAACACTGGATTAAGCCACAAGGAGCGCAGGAGTACATTCGCGTCACTGAGGACACCAAGGCTGAGACTGAGCGCGAAGCAAAGACTTACGAGCCAACCTATATCGACCGTAAGACTCAGCCGAAGTACAATCTCGGCAAGACTGATATCTTAAGTTTTGAGGTTGATGCTATGGGTCCCGGCGGTATCCAACAGCAGCTTGCCAAGTTTGAGGACATGCTCGATGTTCCGGTAGACTACATTCGTACTTGTGGTTATGACTTTACCAAGGGTCAGGCTGCTCCTAAGGGCGCTCTTATTGCTAAGCACGCCAAAGGTACGCTTAACGTTGATCCCTTTGCCGGAGATGATATCGCACCTATTAAGATTTCTTTCAAGGTTGCGATTACTGAAGAGTACGAGTACGGCACCTTTGACCCCGAAGCCAAGAAGTTTACCAAGTCTTCTGAGTAAGATTTTCTGTCCTCTCCCCCAAGCCCCTGTCAAATGACAGGGGCTTTTCTGCGTTACTCGTCCATGAGAATACTTCCAAGGAATCCGGCCAGAAAGGAAAATACGATGGCACTTAAAAACAATGTAATCTCTGACATGCCAAAAAAGAAAATCAAGCTTGACGGCAAAACCTATGAGATGGAACTTGGCAACTTTACCTTTGCCATTGACGCTCAGGAGTGGGTAGAGCAAATCCAAAGCCTAAGCGGCGGTGAGAAAGCGCTTGGCGAACTTAAAGAGCTCTCTTCTAAAGCTCACTCGATGATTGCATCTATTCTTGGCGAAGATGCGGCAGAGGAGCTTGTGGGAGGTCAGAACCGCCTGAATACCTACAAGATTATTCGCCTTCTTGGCATTTTGGCTGAAGAAATCACCTCACAAGACGCTTTCGATTCCCTGGCATCTGCAATTACCGCAGAAAACGAAACTCTTGATAACTAATGTTTTTTGATTCGATTATCAAAGGTGCACCCGTAACAGTTGATGTTGCGGGTGTACTCGTACCAATAAACTCCGGTTTTCGTACCTCGCTCGTCTTTTCTACCATGCAAGATAAGGCGTCTTTAATGGCAACGGCGAGGGTCCTTAACCTCTTTTTTGCTAAAGAGGGAAAACTCCCCGACCAAGCATCAAAGCATCCAAAAGAAGCACTTGCAGCAGCTGCAACGTGGTACAGCGAAGCCTTCGACACGATGCAATATGGAACACAGTACTCACAGAGAAGTGCTCACAAGCGCACGTTTGACTGGCAAGAAGACGCAGGTATTCTCTCTGCCGATTTCATGCGTTTTTATGCACTTGACCTCACGAGCCCAAGCACACAGCTCCACTGGTATACCTTCATAAACCTTTATATGGCGCTTATCGCAACACCTAACTCTCTTATTAACCAGGCGATAGGGGCACGCAGTCCACTTACAGGAGACACAACAAGAGAAGCTGAGAGAGCACACGCGAGAGCGGCGAGAGCTTGGGCGTTATTGCCTACAGAGAATGAATTACGAGAGATGGCACTACGTAATTTCTAACTCTGGAGGTCGAATGTGGCCGATGGTAAGGTAATAATTGAGATTTTGGGAGACTCCGCGAAGTTTGAGAGCGAAGTTTCCAAACTTGCTGATAAAGCGTCTAAATCTGTTAGTAGTGTAGGCTCGTCTCTCTCAAGAGTCGGCACCGGTCTTACTGCAGCTATCACCGCTCCTCTTGCTGCAGCAACCGTAGCTGGCGTTAAATGGGCGGCTTCTACTGCATCTAATGCAGAACAGGTCAATCTTGCGTTTACGACAATGCTCAAAAGCCCCGAGCGTGCACAAGAGATGATCCAAAAGCTTGTTAAGTTTGCCCGTGAAACTCCCTTTGATATGCCAGGACTGCAAACAGCAACGCAACATCTGCTTGCGTATGGTTTTGCTGCAGACGATGTCATTCCGATGCTTACTGACATCGGAAACGCGGCAGCAGGTCTAGGCATTGGACAACAAGGAATTGACTCCATTACTCGCGCATTGGGTCAGATGCACGGAAAGACAGTGGCTGCATCACAAGAGATGATGCAACTTACAGAAGCTGGTATTCCTGCATGGGAGTATTTGGCCAAAGCGCTTAATACCGATGTTGCAGGAGCTATGAAGGCGGTCGAGAAGCGCACGGTATCGGCTGACACGGCCATTAAAGCCATACGCGAAGGCATGCAAGGTGATTTCGGCGGGCTTATGGCAGAGCAAGCAAAGACGCTCTCCGGAGCTCTTTCCAACCTCGGTGACGCCGCCAAAGCGACGGTTATGGAGATCTACAAGACAGACGGATATAAAGCGCTCACAAAAGCTATTCAAAATCTGTCAGACCCTATGCAGCATCTCTTTGAAGCCATTATGCCGCTTGCTGAGAAAGCACTTGAAAAAGCCGGTAAAACCATTGAGAACCTAGCCGGTGCCATAAGCAAAATGAGCCCTGAGCAAATACAGCAGATTGCTAAGTCTATTGGTATGCTTGCCGGGATTGGACCGGCGCTTCTCGTGACAGGCAAAGCGCTTGAGGGGGCAGGAACCGGACTTAGTATCTTCAGTAAAGTAGCAGGAGTTGCTTCCAAAGCTACAAAGACTATAAGCGGAGAGCTCCCGAAAATAGCGAAATCAGCAACCGACTTTGGAGGTAAGTTCAAAGCTGGTTTTCAAACGATTGGCAAATCAGTACAAGAAGCGCTTTCCAATATCGTTTTTTCTGCTTCAGGCTTTGCGGCGAAGTTTGCACAGTCTTTTGACGGGCTTCTTTCACCCATTAAAGAGAAGTTTTCTTCCATGGGTAAAAATGCTGCAGAGTTCTTTGCTACCGGCTTTGAGATGGCAGGAAATACCGTCAAGGCAGCTGCAGAAGGTATCGCAAACGTAGCAAAAACGGCGTTCGATACTATCGCACCACATATTGCGTCTGTTGCTCAAGCGATTTCTTCCAAACTTTCTCCTATCACAAGCGCCGCAGGAAACATTTTCAAGACTGTGGCCGATAAAGTGAAAAGTAGCTTTGAAGGTATCGCGGGGCATATTCAAGGAGCATTTTCAGGAGTTGCGGGAAGTCTGTCGAAGTTCTTTGAACCACTTACAACGGCCCTCTCAGGAGCAAAAACCGCTGTTGCGACATTCGCCAAAGATATTGCAACGAACCTCGGAAATGTTGGAAAAACTATAGGAGATGTCCTAGGCCCTGCTTTTAGCAATATTGGGAGCACGATTACAGGATCTATCGGACCCGCACTTTCCTTTGGTGGGAAACTTGTCTCGGCCTTTGGCGGCGCTACGGTCATTTTAGGCGCGCTCTCCCTAGCTGCCGTTGGTGCGGCAGTTGCCTTCACCGCCATGGGTGGAGACGTAAGTCAAGCCGTTGCTGGTATCGGCTCAAATATCGTAGGTCTTGCCAATGAGATTCCTGCGATGTCCCAAGCGCTTGCTAATATGATGCCACAGGTAATAGAAGGGCTTAAGTCAGCAGGTCCTGCGCTCGCAAATACGCTTCCTGTTCTGTTTGCTCAGGTGGGCGCGGCATTTGAGCAAAACATGCCGCTCATTTTGGAAGCCGTAGGTGCTGCTGCACAGTCAATCTGCGATGTGCTCGTCGCGTCTGCTCCTGCCATCTTTGATGGCGCATTCGAAGCATTCAACTTTATTCTGCAAGCTCTCTCTGAGGTTGCGGGGCCACTCGCGGAAGCGCTTCCACAGATTATCAGTAGTTTTGTTGCGTCGTTTGCGGCAAATGCTCCGACAATCTTTGCAAGCGCACAGGTGCTCTTTATGCAGCTTGTACAAGGTGCAGTTGCCATTATTCCAAGCCTTGCAGCAGCACTACCAACTATCATCAACACTGTTATAAACGCTCTTCCCGGCTTCATTGGAACACTGCTCTCCGCAGCCGTAACACTTTTCACCGCACTCATTCAGGCCATTCCACAGGTTACGCCTGGACTGCTCTCAGCTGTTGGAAATCTCATTAGTACCGTTGTCCGCAATGTCCCAAGCTTTGTCGGTGCTTTGCTCTCAGCCGCTGTAACGCTTTTTACGGCGCTTGTCACAGCAGTTGGGCAAGTAGTCGGACAACTTGTTTCTGCGGTCGGAAACATGCTCAACTCGGCTAGAAATGCTATTTCAAGCTTCAGTCTTGCGGATGTTGGCAGAAACTTTATCCAGGGCTTTATCAATGGTGTGGGAAACATGGCGGGGGCCGTTATGAACGCCGTCCAGAGCCTTTTCGGCGGCTTAGTAGGAGCTGTCAAAGCAGTGCTTGGTATCGCGTCTCCATCTAAAGTCATGATCAAGATGGCGAAATACACCGCAGAAGGTTTTGTAATAGGTCTTGCCGGAGGTGAGCATGATGTGTATAAGGCATCCCAAGAGCTCGCTCGGTCTGCCCAAAGGGGTGTTGACGATTTCGCGCTTAATATCCCGCAGAGCCGCGCTTTTGATATGGCGGCAAACCTTGTAGCAACAAGCGCATACGCAGATACAAACCGCGCCATCAATGATTTGAGCTGGCGCATGGAAGACATGACACAGCGTATGGAAAAAGCTCTTGAAAGCCCCGTAACGCTTAGTGCCAACGAGCGTGAGTTTGCGCGCATGGTAAGAGAGGTCAGATAGTGAGAACCGATATTCGATATGTAAACAGCAAAGGTATCTCAATGGAGTTCGGAGGAGATGATACGTCTCTCCATTACTTTGAAAACGAATTGAGAGATTGGGAGTGGGAGTATGCGAGCGCGAGCTCTTCTTCCCGCATTGTCTCTTTTTCAAGACGCTCAAAAAAACCGAAGAAAATCAAGTTCCACGTTGGCATTGCAGCAGCCACGGAAGAAGAAGGACTTGTCAAAAGAAATGATCTCGTTACTCTTGGAGAAGCTGATATTGTCTCTAAAACTCCCGGTAAACTCTACATTGGAGACTGGTACATTAACTGCTATATCATTGCAGGAGAGCCGACTAACTACTGGCTAAGTGATCGCTTCGCAGAGTTCAAACTGACCCTTTTAACCGAAGACCCCTCATGGATTCGCGAGACGATCCATTACTTCAACCATGAAATACAAACAAATCCCGGAGGAAGCAGAAAAGACTTTCCAAAAGAGTTTCCTTTTGACCTTGGACAAGGAAAGCCATCTAAGATTTTTACAAATGATGCTCTTGGGTCTGTGGGATGGCTTTGGCGAGTGTATGGACCGGCTACAAACCCTTATATGCGCGTAAACAACAACCTCCATCAGGTTAATACCCAAATACCAAAAGGCGTCTATATGGAGGTCAACTCGGCTGCAAAGACAATCGTACTTATAGGTGCAGATGGTAAGCGAGAAAACCTTTATGCCGCAAGAGCACGCGGAACATCCACGTCAGACTCATATATCTTTAAGGCGATTGACTCCGGAGATGTATCGGTACTTTGGGACAATACCTTTGATTTCGACCTAACGATTTTCGAGAGCTGTTCTACGCCGCCTTATGAAAAAGAGAGAAAGAGGATGCTCAAAGCGGCGCCCGCACCAAAAGAAGAGGTGACTCACAATGGCTGATATCTGCTACACCGATGCCAAGCACAAAGATATCGGCGTCATTTGTGGAGCAAAGCTTGACCTTGAATACGGAGATACAGGAAACGACTTTGAACTCACGCTTAACGCTCCTTGTGAATACGGTCTTGTTCCAGGGGCTTATATTTACATCGAAGACAGCGAGTGGGGCGGCGTTATTGACTCTCTTGGCTCAGTCTCAAAGACAAACACACTTACCTATAAAGGGAGAAGTTGGCATGGAATCCTTGCTGACAAGATACTGGAGCCGGACTCGGGTCAGGATTATCTCAAAGTCTCCGGAGATGCTCATACGGTCTTAAAACAAATTATCAGTCGTCTCCAGCTAAGAGATGTGTTTAGCGTCTCTAACTCCTTGTCAAACATAGAGATTAACTACAGTTTTGACCGCTACTGCAATGCTTATGAGGGCATTAGAAAGATGCTGAAGGCTAAAGGCGCACGGTTAGATCTATCTTTTGATTCAGTCTCCGGACACGTTGAGCTTTCCGCAAAGCCAATCGTTAAATACTACGATGCTGCAGATTCAGACCTCACGGATGTGAAAATTAAAAGTGTCGTTCGTCCATATAACCACCTTATTTGTCTTGGTAAAGGTGAGCTAAAAAATCGTATTGTCCGGCATTTTTACGCTGACAAAAGAGGAAACATCTCTACCACTCAAACGCTTTTTGGTATAGACGAGCGCTCTCTTACCTATGACTACTCAAACGCCGAAGAAGACGAGCTTATCAAAGGCGGTATGAAGAAGCTCAAAGAATACCAGCAGGCAGACATTATTAAAGTAACTTTGGATGACTCAAAAGAGTTTGCCATAGATGATGTGGTTGTTGGTACAGATATTCTTTCCGGCCTTACAGTAACTGCCACTGTTGGCACAAAAATTGCTGTTATTACCGACACAGAATGCTCCATCTCTTATAAAGCGGGTGGCGTGTTTATCTAGCTCGTTACTGCCCTCAGATGATTTTAGGTGAGATGGTATCTGATGGTTACGTGCGAGGGAGAAAACGCATGTCAAAAGAGAAGGGATATTCGCGCCTTCGTTGCGACAGATGCAACAAGGAGATTTACGCGAAAGACGATTCTGTGAGCGCTGGTGCTTGGGCAACAATCAAGCGCTATACCGCTGATGGAACGCTTCAAGAATATCTTGTCTGTCCGTCCTGTAAGGCAGCTTGCAGAAAGTTTGCCGACAAGGAAGATAACAACTTCCTTGATTTCATGATCAGCAATACAGAGGAGGTGTAATTATGGCTTTTGAGGGTGTAGTTGCATATCAGGGGAAAGAACACATCACGGCTCCACAAATCGGGCGCTTAATTGCCGGTGTATGCGGCTCTGTGCGAGGTATCTTGCAAACACAAAATCGCATCAAAGCATCCATGCAAACCGCAAATAGGGTCCGTATTGATACAGGAGACGTCATTATGGACGGTCGCCTGGTAACAAATGAGGAGCCAATGGAGCTCAACGTTGCTAACGGTCGTGCCGGATATAAACGAAACGATCTTGTTGTACTTAAATTTACGCGAGCTGTAAGCGGAATTGAGAAATTTGAAGTCGAAGTTTTGTCCGGAGACGCCGTAAACACTGGAACACCAAAAGACCCCGTTTATACGGCAGGAGATATCCTGTCCGGCTCAACAAGCGCTTGTATGCCGCTTTGGAGACTTCCTATTGACGGTATTACGGTTGGTGAGCCGGTGTGCATGCTCCCGCAGATTGCAAGCCTTGGAAGCGAGGATTCTCTTGATTTGTTTAGCTGCTATAAGCCTTCTTACTCTGGAGGTTCAAAGATCTTCTGGCGGGCTTTTGGCAACAAACAAACGGTTACTATCCAGGCTCAAGTATTCCTCTCTGACACGAGCGCATGGGCGTCTATTAAATGTCCTTTTACTATCCCTGAAGGCTATCGCTTTAAGGGTTGCGGTGAGCGCATCAAGTCGATTGGAGAGGGTGCTGATGATCTCACGGGAGATGAGCTGAGAGCTCCGTTTGCACAAAGAGACGGAGACCTTAGCACAGAACATCTAGTTGTTTATAGTGACGGCTCAATCATGGCTCAAAACATGGGCGGCGGTGGACACACAAACGGCTGGCGATGGGGAACGCTTTCCTATGCTGTAGGTGATTAGCATGAATCCAATCACCTTTGAACAGATTGTTGCTGCTGTGAGTTTTGTTGGCCTTGTAGCCACACTTGTTCATACGGTCCGCACTATGAACGCAGCTACGAAGCAAAAAGTTGTGGATGATGCACTACAGCTTGCGGAGATTAAAAGTGACATTAAGGATATAGGACGAGACGTAAAGCAAACCAACGACAGTCTTATTTCGTATATGTCACACACCGATGAAACGATCTCAAACATTAAAGAGACGCTCTCTTTACACGAGGGGCGCATCATCAAGGTTGAGGGTGACGTGCGCCACCATACCGACGAACTCAACCAAATCAAACGGAATCGTTAGAAAGGAACTAATCATGATTAATTGGAAAGTACGTATGCAGTCCCCGAGCTGGTGGCTTGGCATGGCAGGAATTGTCGCAAGTCCGGTACTTGCTTATCTTGGTCTTGCTTACTCCGACCTCACGACCTGGTCGAGTGTTGGCAACGTCTTTGTGCAATTTGTTGGCAATCCCTACCTTATCGGAACCGTGATCGTAGCTGTCCTTGGCGCTATTGGCGTCACGGCTGATCCAACCACAAAAGGTCTCGGAGACTCTGCACGTGCAATGACATACACAAAGCCCAGCACATCTGAAATTCCTACAAAAGATACGACTATTGCCACAAATACAGCAGAAGGGCGTGAGTAGATGAACTATCAGACCCTAGAAGCTGACGTCAATGCGTGGTGCAACTCTGCCTATTGGCAAGGTCGTGCAGGACACTCTATCTTTGGCGTCACGTGGCACCATCAAGCAGTCGTAGGTGGCATGGATCCCTACGCCATGGCTGCCATGTGGGACAGAAACGACAATGCAAGCGCGCATTACTCCATCGACAAGAACGGTGTTGTTGCACAGCATATCTATGATGCTGATACGGCGTGGCACACCGGCACCTCGCGAGGGAACCGTGGAACGATTGGTATCGAGTGCGCTAACTCAGGCGCGAATCCGTGGACAGTCTACGATGCAACCATTGAGAGCCTAGCCAAGCTTACCGCAGGTATCCTCATTAGATACAACTTGGGTTATCCCGAGTGGCTTGTCAACGTGTTTCCACACAACTACTGGGTATCAACACAGTGCCCTGGTGAGCTTGCACATTCACAGTGGCAACAAGCGTGGGATAGAACGTGCTACTGGTATGAGCAGATGGCAGATGGTAATTATGCAATCACATCAACTGATGGTTGGCATGATGGCTGGAATATTTCGCAAAAATCACCTGACTATCAGTGTTATCGATACTCTGATGGCACGTGGGCATATGGATGGAAATTCATCGATGGCACATGGTACTACTTTGATGATGCGGGCTATGTAGTCTATGGCTGGAAGGCGCTTAAAACCTCTAGTGATGGTGTGTGGAGATGGTGGTACTTCTCACCCGTCCATGACGGGACGTTTGGAGCGATGATCACCGGCTGGCAAAAGATAGGTGATAGTTGGTACTACCTTGAGCCTAACGACGGCCCACTTCAAGGCTCTATGGTTGAGGGACTGCGCGACATTGATGGTGAAACTTACTTCTTTGCACCCAATCAAGGCTCCATGGTCACGGGCTGGTATCACGACAAGACAGAAGACAGAGACAACTGGTTCTTCTTTGATGACGCAGGTCACATGGTTAAAAATCGCGTGATTGCAGTTACCACAGACGGTAAAACCTCTGCTTTTGCCGAAGATGGCAAGATGGTAGAGGGTACAGCGACCATAGCCACTGATGAAAACGGCTATATCACAGACGTAAAACACGTTTAAAGCTAACCCCTCCTGCTTCGTGCGGGAGGGGTGTTTTTTCCTCAAATGTGAAATATTTTTTACTTTTTTGGTAAAAAAGCTAATATATAAGACCACCTTACAAAAAGGTCACAAAGGAGGAGGTAGTGAAAAATGAAAGAGAGGACACTGTTAATGCCGATATGGCCGGGGCTGGATATGACAGCGGAATATCGCAGAATGGCGAGAGAGTCCAAGGAAGCGACTCAGAAGATGACAACGGTCAGACTTGCGAAAGAGATTCTCCACAAGACACACAATTATCAGCCGACAGACAAGAAGATGGATTTGCAGAGCTCGTAGAAGATGCACCGGGAGACTTGGTAGGAAGTATTACTCAAAGTGTGGAGTGGCGCGCGCCACTCCCTCCGCCGAGTGTCTTTAATCAGTATCCTGATAAGGCACAAGACGCAATAATTAAGGAGTTTGAAAGAACTTCAGAGCGTAATGGCAAAACACTTGAAGCTTATAGAGCGCTTGATAAAGAAGAATCTGAAAGACGTAATAAGATCCTCAATCAAGAGAATAAGAAGGTTAACGCGGCTCTTTGGATGACATTCATTATCAACATTTCTCTTCTTATTATCATGTTTGTAGCGGTTATCTTAAACCAAACAAACGTTGCTATAGCAGCAGGAACAGTATTGGGCAGTGTTGCAGTCAGTAAGGCATTTAGTCAACGTAATAGTATTAAGTAA